CCAGTAACTTTTGTTAATACAATAACAGTAACAGGAACGTTGGTAATAGTTTAATGAGTAAAATAGAAGTAAATACAGTAGCACCACAATGTGGAACAACTTTAACTCTTGGTGAATCAGGAGATACAGTAACTTTAGGAACAGGTGCAAGTCAATCTGGTTTTGGTAGAACAGGCACAGTAGATTGGAATACAACTAAAAAAACAGGTGATTTTACAGCTACAAATGGCGATGGTTTTTTTGTTGATACTGGTTCTGGAGCAGTAACTGCAACTTTACCAGGTTCACCAAGTGCAGGAAATATTGTAGCTTTTTCAGATTATGATGGAAATTTTGAAACTAACAATTTAATTATTGCTAGGAATGGATCTAATATAAATGGTGATGCATCAAATTTTACTGTATCTAAAAATAATGTATCGTTGCAACTTATTTATGTAGATGCAACAGAAGGATGGAGAATTGTATTAACAGGTTCTGTAGCGGGAGCAGGATTAGTAGAAGGTTTTATTACAGCTAGTGGTGGAACAGAAACCACTTCAGGAAATTGTAAAATTCATACATTTACAGGACCAGGAACTTTTACAGTTAGTGGTACAGCCTGTACATCTGCAAACAATGTAGTTTCTTATATAGTGGTCGCTGGAGGCGGAGGCGGCGGTGGTTATACCGGTGGTGGTGGAGCCGGAGGTTTTAGAGAGGACAAAAGTCCTGTTACACCTTATACAGCATCTCCTTTAGATGGTGCTGGAGCTATTACAGTCACTGCACAAGGTTATCCAATTACAGTAGGTGGTGGTGGAGCTGGTGGTTCAGCTAATGCAAATAAAGGAAGTAATGGAGTAAATTCAGTATTTTCAACAATAACATCTACAGGTGGTGGAGGCGGTGCAGGTGATACTGCGCCAACAAGAGATGGAAGTCCAGGTGGATCAGGAGGAGCTAATGCATATATTCCAACTAATCCAGTTTTAGGAAGTCAAGGAGCAGGGAATACACCTCCTGTAAGTCCGCCACAAGGAAACCCATCAGGAAATACAAATAGTGACCAAGCAACTTATACTACTGGTGGTGGCGGTGGTGGTGCAACAGCAGCAGGTGGTAGTGCTTCAGCACCCACAGGTGCTCCAGGTGGAGCCGGTGCAACAACAAGTATTAATGCAACGCCAACAGCTTTTGCTGGTGGTGGTGGCGGTGGATCAGATGCAGCAAAAGACGTAGGTTGTGGTGGAGCTGGCGGCGGAGGAAAAGGAACTAGTCCAGTAATCGGAACGCCTGCCCCTCAAAGAGCTGGAACAGCTAACACTGGTGGTGGCGGTGGCGGTGGAGTAGGTAATACTCCAACTGTAGGTGCTGGTGGTTCAGGAATAGTAATAATTAGGTATAAATATCAATAATGACTAGCACAGTAAAAGTAGATAATGTACAAAAAACATCAGACAGTTCTAACATTATTAAGAAATGTGGAACAACTACCACAATAGGATCAGGAGCAAGTAATCCCATTGTTGTAGATGGATCTGCAGTTACAATTGGTAGATGTGGTGGTACAGTCGCTTTAGCATCAGGTGCAACACAGACAGGTTTCGGTAGAACAGGGACTGTAGATTGGGATACAACACCAAAAACTGCAACATTCACTGCAGTTTCTGGAGATGGATTTTTTGCAAACACAACAGGTTCAGCTTTTAATATGAATTTACCAGCAGGTGTTGCTGGAGCGATAGTATCGGTTGCAGATTATGCAGGTACTTGGAACACTAATCCTTTAACAGTAGTACCAAATGGTACAGATAAAATTGGTGGTGTAAATGAAAACGCAGCTTTAAATACAGAAGGTCAATCAGTAACTTTTGTATTTGTAGATTCAACACAAGGTTGGGTTAATACTATGGATTCAACATCTAATGTTAGAGGTACAGAATTTATAGGAGCAACTGGTGGAACTATTACACAATCAGGAAATGATAATATTCATACATTCACAGGTCCAGGTACTTTTACAGTTAGTGTGGCTGCAGTATGTGCAGCAAATAATTTAGTTTCATATGCAGTAGTAGCAGGTGGTGGAGGTGGAGGTGGCGTACAATCTTATGGAGGATCTGGTGCAGGTGGTGGTGGAGCAGGAGGATATAGAGAAACAAAATCTCCAGCAACACCTTACACAGCTAGTCCTTTATGTGGGCATGGCACTCCAGGAAATAGAATTACAGTTTCAGCACAAGCTTATCCAATTGTAGTTGGCGGAGGAGGTACAACACCTAGTGGAAATGGTTCAGGTGGTGATGGAAGTGTTTCAACTTTTTCAACAATTACGTCTGCTGGTGGTGGTGGAGGTGCGGGATATCCACAAGTAGCAGGTAGAAACGGTGGATCAGGTGGTGGAGCAGGTGGTTGTTCTCCAGGACAAAATGGAAATGGAAATACACCCCCAACAACTCCCGCTCAAGGAACTGATGGAGGTCCAGGACCCGAAGGTGGTGGAGGTGGTGGAGCTACTGCGGTAGGAGGTCCAGGATCTGGTCCTGGTCAAGCAGGTGGAGCAGGAGCAACTTCTTCAATTAATGGAACACCAACAGCAAGAGCTGGTGGTGGCGGTGGAGGTGGTGGAAGTTATCCAGGAGGACCTGGAGGAACAGGAGGTGGTGGATCATCAGGACCCGCTCCTGGAGGAAGTTCAGGTGGAGCAGGAACAGATAATACTGGTGGTGGTGGTGGCGGTGGACCGACTAACGATTCTGCACTTGGAGGTTTAGGTGGTTCAGGAATTGTAATAATAAGGTATAAAGCAAGATAATTATGAGTGAAGTAAAAGTAAATAAAATTAGCCCAAGATCGGGCACAACAGTAACCCTAGGTGATAGTGGCGATACGTTTACAATTCCTAGTGGTGCAACAATTAATAACCAAGGAACGGCAACAAACTTTGGTGCAACAGGTTCGGCGTCTTGGGTAACAACAGTTAAGACATCAGGTTTTACAGCAGTGGCTGGTGAAGGATATTTTGTAGATACAACAAGTGGAGCAATATCAGTTAATCTACCAGCAGGAACAGCAGGAGCTGTTGTTGCAATAAAAGATTATGCAAATACATTTGATACAAATGCAGTAACATTAGTTCAAAATGGTTCAGATAAAATTGGTGGTTCAACTGTTAATGCAACTTTAGGTGACGAAGGTATTGCAGTTACATTAGTTTTTGTAGATTCAACACAAGGTTGGTTAGTAACAGATTCAGGTTTACAATCAGAAGCACCAACAGCAACATATATTTCAGCAACTGGTGGAACAATAACAAATTCTTCTTGTGGTAATTATAAAATTCATACATTTACAGGTCCAGGTACATTTGCTGTATCAGCAGTTGGAAATCCTGAAGGATCGGATAAAGTAGATTATTTAGTAGCAGCTGGAGGTGGATCAGGTGCCTCTACTCCTGGCGGTGGAGTAGGTTTAGGAGGAGCAGGTGCTGGTGGTTTAAGATTTTATCAATCACCAGATATAAGTGGAAACCCTGCAGCTCCTTTGAATGGACCTACAGCTTTACCTGTTGCTGCTTGTGGTAGTTATCCAGTAACAGTTGGCGCAGGAGGAGTAGCTCCTTCAACTCCAAGTCCAAGTGGAGCAGCTAATAATGGAAGTAATTCAGTTTTTGCCGGAACAACAACAATAACATCAGCAGGTGGTGGATATGGAGCTAATGATGGAGGTGGTGGTGCTCCTGGAGGTTCTGGTGGTGGTAATGCAAATAATCACCCAGCAGGAGCAGGAAATGGTAATACACCTCCTGTTAGTCCTGCTCAAGGTAAGGATGGTGGAGCAGCAAATCCTACAAGCGCACCTGGTTGGGCTGCAGGTGGTGGCGGTGGTGCTTTGGCTAATGGGTCAGTTTCAAATGGAAGTGAAGCTGGCGCAGGAGGAGTAGGTGGAGGTTTTCCTGAAAACTTTGTTGGTACTAATGGTCAACCTTCTGGATCGTTTCGTTATTTTTCAGGTGGTGGCGGTGGAGGTTCAAGAAGTAGTCCTCCTGGACCTTCTTGTGGTGGACTTGGAGGTGGTGGAGCTGGTATACAAACTGGTCCTGGTGCAGGTACTGCAGGAACTGTAAATACAGGTGGCGGAGCTGGTGGTGGAGCTGGAAATCCTGGATCTATGGTTGGTGCAACTGGTGGTTCTGGAATTGTTATTATTAGATATAAATTCCAAGGTTGATGAATAGTTAAAATTAATATATAAGGAGAAACATTATGGCACATTTTGCAAAACTAGGAGCTAACAGTAAAGTTATTCAAGTGTTAACTATGGATAATGATAAGATGTTAAATGCTGATGGCGTTGAAGATGAATCAGTAGGTCAACAATATTTAGAAACACATAATAATTGGCCTGCACAAATGTGGATTCAAACATCTTACAATACATCTGGTAATACACATAATTCTGGTGATAACTCAAAAGCATTTAGAGGAAATTACGCAGGTATAGGTTATACTTGGGACGAAGATAATAATATTTTTTGGCCTAAATCACCTTATGCATCTTGGGTAAAAGATACTACAACTGCACAATGGAAATCACCGATCGGTGATGCTCCAGCATTAACTGCAGAACAAACTTCACAAAATGAAGCTGATACTCACGGATGGCACTACGTTTGGAATGAAGCTGGACAGACTTGGGACTTGACAGATAGCAAAGCATAAATTAAAAATGGTGGTGGTATGCAGAAAGAAACGTGGGGTAACATCTATAAACCTAACGAGACTACAATACCATTATTAAATATAGATCCAGTAGACCTACGAAACTCACCAGATTATACATTATTATATGGCGTAAAAGTCAAAGACTGTATGGTTCGAATACATTATGAAGATAATAGACGTAAAGGTAGATCTTGGGATATACCACTTAAAAATAATATGTTTATTATGTTTCCATCTACTAATATGTATTACCTAACTAACAATCAAAAAGATTCATTAAACTTTGTACAAACAATAACTTATGAATATATATAATTACTATTGGTATTTTCCTAGTGTTCTTACACCAAAATTTTGTGATGATGTTATAGAATATGCTAAATCACAAAAAGAAGTTATGGCTAGAACAGGTGGCTATGGTGATAGAAAATTAAAAAAAGAAGAAGTATTAGATTTAAAAAGAAAAAGAAACTCCGATTTAGTATGGCTTAATGATACTTGGATATATAAAGAATTACATCCATACGTTCATATGGCTAACAAAAATGCTGGTTGGAACTTTGACTGGGACAGATCTGAATCTTGTCAGTTTACAAAATATAAACTAAACCAATACTATGATTGGCATTGTGATAGTTGGGATAAACCTTATCAAAAAGAAGGACTTGAAAAAGGTAAAATTAGAAAATTATCTATGACTTGTCAATTAACAGATGGTTCAGAATACCAAGGTGGTGAGTTAGAATTTGATTTTAGAAACTATGATCCACATATGAGAGACGAATCAAAACACAGAGTGCAATGTAAAGAGATATTACCAAAAGGATCTATTATTGTATTTCCTAGTTTTGTGTGGCATAGAGTTAAACCAGTAACATCAGGCACAAGATATAGTCTTGTGGTATGGCATTTAGGGAGGCCTTTTAGATAATGTTTATAAATAGTTATTTTCCAACTATGATTTGGAGCGAAGAAAAACCAGAGTTTGTTAAATCATTAAACAAAGCAAGTAACAAATATATTAGTGATGCTCGTAAAAGAGAAAAAGAACATATAAAAAAATGGGGTGACTTTGGAAGATCATATCATTCAACACCACTTACAATGGACAATGATTTTTTAGATTTTAGAAATTACATTGGACAAAAGTCTTGGGAGTATTTAGATCATCAGGGTTATGATATGCAACAATACACAACTATGTTTTCTGAATTATGGGTACAAGAGTTTGCTAAAAAAGGTGGTGGTCATCATTCAGCGCATATACATTGGAACCAACATGTATCAGGATTTTATTTTTTAAAATGCAGTGATAAAACTTCTTACCCTGTATTTCACGAACCAAAGACCGGTGCAAGATGTACAAAATTAAAAATGAAACCAGACTTAAAAGGTGTGTGGCCAGGTCATG